AGATGCGGACAGGTATGTCCAAGGCCAGCATGGGTCTGGACGCCGACGCGCTGCAAAGCAGCACCGCCGCCGCGGTCAACGCGACGGTCAGCGCCGCACAGGCGAAGGTCGAAATGATTGCGCGCGTGTTCGCCGAAACCGGCGTGAAGCGCCTGATGAAATGCATTCTGCAACTGGTGCAGAAGCATCAGCAGCAGCCGCGCATCATCCGCCTGCGCAACACGTTCGTGCCGATGGATCCGCAGGCGTGGGAGAACGAGTTCGATATTTCGATCAACGTCGGCTTGGGCAAGGGCGACACGGCGCAGCGCCAGGCAATGCTCGCGCAGGTCGCCGCGAAGCAGGAAGAGATCCTCACAAAGATGGGCATCGACAACCCGCTTTGCACGCTGGGGCAGTACCGGGCGACGCTCGCGAAGATGCTTGACGCAAGCGGCTTCAAGGGCGCCGACGAGTTCTTCTTGGATCCAGACAACCTGCCGCCGCAGATCGCGCAGAAGGTCGCCGAGAAGATGCAGATGGCGCAGAACCAGCAAAACCCGATGGCGCAGATTGAGGCAGAGAAGGTCAAGATTGAACGCGAGAAGGCGCAAGCGGAACTGGCGCTCAAACGCGAAGAGATGATGGCCGAGCTTAACTTGAAGCGTGAAATGCAGATGGAAGAGATGCGGATAAAGTTCGAACTGCGTCAGCAAGAGATGGCCTACGAGGCCCAGCTTCGCGGCATTGAGGCCGCAAGCGGCACCGATATCTCAACCAACATACCGCGCGCCTGATGGATAACGAGGGGCGCCTACGCGACGAACTGGCGCGCGGCGCGAAGGCCGATGACCTGTTGCGCAACCCGATATTCCAAGAGGCGTTTGACATCATGCGCTCGCGCTACGCGACTGCGTGGGCCGATACGCCGCCTGACGATGCTGCGGAGCGCGAGCGACTCTACGTCGCCGTCAACGTACTTGAAGATATTTACGATCAGATCGTGGGCGTGATGCAGACCGGCGAAATGGCCGGCCACGAACTAGATTCTGGTGTGAAAGGGACGCCGGTTCACTGATCACGCGGAAGCGTGATGACCAAGCCCGCTAGGGCAGTCTCACAAACCCAAGGAAAATTATTATGTCGGAAGCAAACCCGGAAGGGACTTCCCCGCTATCGCAGAATGCTGCGGTAGATCTTCTTCTTTCACAGTCGGCCCCTGTCGAGGAACAGCCTGATGTGAGCGAAGAGCCAGAAGCGGTTGAAGAGCAGGAAGAAGTAACTGCATCGGAAGAGCCGCTCGAAGCCGAAGCCGAAGAGGCAGAGGTTGAAGCCGAAGCGGATTACGACGAGGCGGAGGAAGTCGAATACGACGAACCCGAAGCCGAAGACGAAACCGAAGAGGCGCCCGCCGAGCCAACGTATAGAGTTCGGGTTGGTGACGAAGAGGTCGATGTACCTGTTTCGGAACTAGCAAACTCGTACATGCGGCAAAGCGATTACACGCGGAAGACCCAGCAAGTCGCCGAGCAGCGTAAGGCTGCGGAGGCGGAACTGGCCGAAGCGTCAGCGCAGCGGCAACGCTACGCAGAGCAACTTGCAACAGTAGAGCAGGCGCTCAGTCAATCGGAGCCGACCCAGGAATACTGGGATCAACTGTATCAGTCCGACCCGCTTGAATACACGCGGCAGCGCGACCTGATGCGCGAGCGCAAAGATGCGCTTGAGCAGGTTCAGGTCGAGCAGCAGCGAGTTCAGCAGGAACACATGGCCCAGCTTCAAGCCGCCGCGCAGACGCGCCTGGTGGAAGAGCAGGAGCGCATGAAGGAACTGATACCGGAGTGGCTCGACCCGGAAGTAGCGCAGCGTGAAAAGACGCAGGTCGTCACCTACGCGCAACGGGTTGGGTATTCGGAAGAAGAACTTGCGAACGTTTCAGACGCGCGCGCGGTTGCGGTCATCAGGAAGGCGATGATGTACGACGAACTGATGAGCAAAAAGCCGGCGGCGCAGAAGAAAACGCAAAAGGCTCCGAAGATGACCAAGGGCGGTCAGCCGAAAAGCAAGGCTCAAATCTCAGCCCGGCGAAAGCAATCTGCTCTCGCTAACATTAGTAAGTCCAAGGGGCGTGCCTCGATGGACGCCGCCGTGGACTACCTTCTCACAAAATAGGAGGCCAGCATGGCTACTTATCTTACCAGTAACGCCGTGGGAGAACGCGAGGATCTCAGCAATGTGATCAGCCGCATTAACTAAGGTCGGTGCGGTAAAAACTGGGTGAACTGCGGGAACCCTACGTCGAAAGATACGGCAATCCGCAGCCAAGCCGGCGGTACACCGCCGGAAGGTTCAGAGACTACCTGAGAGGTTCAGTCCTCTTAATAACAGGCTAGAGCGCCCAGCGCCGGTAACGGCGATGAGATAGTCCAATCCCATCCGAAAGGGTGGACGGGGATGCGACCCCGACGAAACTCCGATCTTCTCGAATGCGAAGAAGGAGACGACCAAAGGAATTTTTCACGAATTCCAGGTGCAGGAACTGACCGCAGCTTCGGACACGAACTACGTCAATGAAGGCGCGGACTTTTCCTACGTCAACCCGACCGCAACCACGCGGCTGGGGAACTACCATCAGATCAGCGTTCAGGCTGCGTCGGTGTCAAACACGCTCGACGTTGTCGATAAAGCGGGTTATTTCGGCCCCGCCATCCAGTAATGGGTGGTTGTAACTGGGTGAATTGCTGGAACCCCCTAACGTGAAAGACGAGGGCAATCAGCAGCCAAGCCTCGAAAGAGGAAGGTTCAGAGGCCATTCCGAAAGGAAGTAGGGGGCAAGCGACCCCGAAGCGCCCAGCCCCCGAAAGGGGTGAAGATATGGTCCCCTCCCATGTGAGAGCATGGGCTGCATATGCAGGATCAGAGATTAGCGCCTCTGATCAAAGATTAAGCGAGATCGTGAAACGGCGTATGTGAAAGTGCTGAAAGGCATCGAACAGCGCCGCGACATCGAAAAGGCACTCTTCAAGAACGAAGCGCGTTCTGCTTCCGATCCCCGGAAGGCGGGCAAGTTTCTTTCGTGGATCACCAACACGGTGGTCGAGGGTGCGACAACCACGCCGACCGGTGACGGCACTGACGTCTCCGATATGGCTGGCACCAACGCCGCTCTGTCGCTCGCCAAGATCGACACGGCGATGAAGGCTGCCTACGACGACGGCGGACAGCCCGACATGCTTGTCGTGTCGCCCGCCAACAAGGTTGCGTTCTCCGATCTGTCATCCGGCAGCGCGGTGACCAACCAGTTGCACATGACGGCGAATGCGCCGACCGATGCCATCATCATCGGGTCGGTGTCGATGTACCTTACGGATCAAATTCACTAAGCCGAGGTCCGTGTAAAACCGCGTGAATTGCTGGAAGCCTAAACCGCAAGGCAGGGTAATCAGCAGGCAAGCCAAGCAGGAATGCTTGGAAGCTCCAGAGACTAGGTCAAACAGTCCAGACCGGACGATGAAGGCCCACGAGCGCGCGGCACCTGCAAAGGTGATGATATAGTCCGCCACCCAGTGAAAGCTGGGAGCGAGGATAAAGAGCCTCGTAAAGAACTGAAAGTTCGGCACCCTCAACGTCGTCATTGACCGTCAGGCAGCTAACACGGAAGTGCTGCTGCTCGACAGCGACTACTACAGCATCGGCCACCTCCCTGGCCGCATGTTCTCGGTAAGTGATGTTGCCCCTGTGGGCGACGCCACCCGCTTCGGAATTGTTTCGGAGTGGACGCTGATCGTCAAAGCGCCGAAGGCCCACGCGGCCGTGGTTGACCTCTCCACGTCGTAAGACGCGAGAACAACCGACTAGATCGGGTCGGCACCTTCGGGTGCCGGCCCTTTTTTTATGAGGAAATCATGAAGCTACCTCTCACTGAAGACAAAGCAGCCGGCAAGCGCACATACATGCACTTCAGCGGCGACGACAAGACCGTCGTCACCGAGCAGAAGGTCGATCACATTCTGGAGCATAACAAGCGCCAGGCGAACGATTGGAAGTACGGCAACCTGATGGGCAACACGCAGCGTCATCAGCAAAAGGTCGCCGAAATCCCCGCCACCTTGTACTACGACCTGGTCAAAAAGTTGGGCGACCCCAAGCACAACATGGCGGCGTGGAAGCGTTGGCTTAATGATCCTGAGAACCGCTTCTTCAGGACAACCGGCGGTTCAGTCTGATGGCTATCACCTCGTTCAGCGAGTTGAAAACGGCAATAGACAACTGGCTTGCCAGAAGCGATTTGACCAGCCGCTCGCCAGAATTTATCGCGCTCGCTGAAGCTCGTATGAACCGCGAGTTGGAGACGCGCAGCCAAGAAAAGCGTGTCACCACAACTACGACGGCTGACGACGCATACATCACGCTGCCCGCAGACGCGCGGCGCGTGCGTCACGTCCGGCTCAACACGTCGCCGATCACGGTTTTGAAATTTTACACGCCCGGCGCCGCCGACAGCGAGTACGCATCGACAGGAACGGGCAAGCCGATTTACTACGCGACGGCCGGCAACGAGATTTATCTCCGCCCAACGCCAGACGCGACTTACACAGTTGAGATCGACTATATCGCCTCGATTGTCGCGCTCGACGACACGAACACCAGTAACACAATTTTGCAGCGTCACCCTGACGCTTACCTGCACGGCTCTCTCGCCGCCGCTTATGGCTACCTACTGGACGAGCAAAGGCAGGCGCAGCACGACCAACTGTTCACCCGCGCGATGGCTGAGATTAAGGCCGACGAAGAGCGCGTTCGCTACGCCGGCGCGCCGCTGGTGGTTCAATCTGCTTATGGAGAAATTAGATGAGCGCAATGAGCGACTATCTCGAAAACGAGATACTTGACCACATCCTCGGCACGGGGGCGTACACCATGCCGACCACCGTTTACATCGGCCTTTCGACCGCGTCGATGAACGACGACGCGAGCGGCACGGAAATCAGCGGCAACAACTACGCGCGCCAGTCGGTTGCGTTCAGCGCCGCATCCAGCGGCACGACGTCGAACAGCGGCAACATTGAGTTCCCGGCAGCTACTGGGTCGTGGGGCAGTATTTCCCATTTTGGTATCTGGGATGCGTCCAGCGCTGGCAACATGCTCTTGCACGGCGCGTTCACTAGCACCAAAACGATCAGCACGGGTGACATTCTGCGCATCACGGCTGGCGACCTGGATATCACCGCCGCTTAATGGCTGAGATCCTTGGCCCCACACTTGAGCAGTTAGATAACTGGGGCAATCTTGACGCGCTCGACTCTTACGGGACGCTTGAGCAGCTAGACAGTCTAAATCTTTTCGAGACGTCGGCGGCAATTAGCGCGTCAATCTCAACCGCTGCCGCAGCAAAAGCGACACTGTCCGGCGCGGCCGCCATCACTGGCGCCGCAAGCGTGGCAGCGGTTGCAAAATTCAGCGCGTCGATGACGGCAAGCGTCAGCATCGCGGTCACAAATACCGCGGTAGCAACGCGCGTGCCGACCGTCAGCGCGTCGGTGTCTGCGGCCATCACGGCGGCGTCCGACAGCAATTCGCTCTACTACAACTCCGCGAGTATCACGGGCGCGATCACCGTAACGTCGCTGCCCAAGGCGACATTCAAGACGTCGGGGGCGCTACCGACCGCGGTCACGACGACGGCAACGTATGGGTACCTGTGGAACGTCATCGCGAACGGCGGTGAAACCTGGACACTTATTCCAAACGGCAACGAAACGTGGGCTGACGCAGCATGATCCAGTTCGGTGAATTTTTGCCTGACCAGCCCGCGCTGGGAAACGGCGGGGCGACCGAAGCGAAAAACGTGATACCCGCCGCGTCGGGCTACCGCTGCTTCCAAGAACTTGCCGCGCTCAGCGGCGCCGCGACGAACAAAATCCTCGGGATGTACGCGGGCAAGGACGATGCGGGCAACGCTGCGTTGTACGCAGGAGACAGCGGCAAACTCTATAAGATGAATGCCGCTGACAGTTCGTTGACTGATCTCAGTAAGGTTGGCGGTTACAATACGACGGACGATGACCGTTGGCGTTTTGTTCAGTTCGGCGAAACCCTGCTCGCCACGAACTACGACGACAATATCCAGACCGGAACCGTAGCGAGCGGGTCTGCGTTCGCTGACCTTTCGGGAACGCCGCCGAAGGCAAAGTTTATCGCCGTCGTGCGTGACCAGGTCATGCTCGGGTACACGAATGACACGACTGATGGCGAGAAGCCGTACCGCCTTTGGTGGAGTGGCATCAACGACCAAACGTCATGGACGCCTGGAACAGACCTTTCCGATTATCAGGACGTCGCCGACGCTGGTGACTGCACGGGCCTGATCGGAGGCGAGTACGCCATCGCGTTGTTTGACCGCGCTATCGTGCGCCTCTCTTTTGTCGGCGCGCCGTTGATCTATCAGGTTGACCGCCTGACCAATCAGCGCGGCTGCAACATACCGGGCAGCGTGGCGTCGGTTGGCTCAGCGATGGTGTTCTTTCTG